AAGAAAGTAAACCAATGCTAACACCCGAAACTTTGAAGAAAATGATTACAGCCATACAGGAAGGTAAGTCCGATAAAGTAAAGGAAGCAATGGAGAACTATACTATTAGCGGTCCACAATCTAACGTTCTTAAACTTGCATTGATAAATGTTTAACGATTTAAAATTCAGAGCTTCAGCTATTGGTCAGATAATGACTAATGGCCGAGCCAAAAACGAAATGGGTGAGACCTGTAAATCGTATTTAAAGGATTTGTTTATCGAAAAAACTTATGGTATAAGAAAGGAATTTACTAATAAATATGTTGAGAAAGGACTTGAAGTTGAGGATATCGCTATTAGTACCTATTCAGTTTTTAAAGGTGGATTTTACACAAAGAATGAACAATGGTATACAAATGACTTTTTAAGCGGAACTCCCGACATCGTATCGGATAATGTAATTGACATAAAGAGTAGCTGGGACATTTATACGTTTCCACACTTTGAAACCGAGATACCGACTAAAGGTTATTTTTATCAGTTACAAGCTTATATGGAATTAACAGGATTAGAAGATGCATGTTTAGCTTACGTTTTAATTGACACCCCTACCCAACTTGTTGAGGATGAAAAAAGAAGATTAAGCTGGAAGATGGGAATGATTGATAGTGAGAACCCTGAATATTTATTAGCTGTAGAAGAAATAGAACGCAATCACAGTTACAGTAATATTCCGATAGCCAAACGTATAAAGGAATTCCACATTAAAAAAGATAATCAAGTAATCGAATCAATGTACTTGAGAATAAAAGAATGTAGAACTTATCTTAATAGTTTATAAATGAAAATTAAACTTAAACAATGTAAGCAATGTGGCGAATTTTATAAGCCTTTCAATACCTTGCAAGTTGTTTGTTCGGCTATCTGCTCAATGGAATTTAACTCAGAAAAGGAAGTGAATAAGAGAGTTAAGCAAATGAAAGTAGATAGCCAAAGTTTAATCCAGTTGCGAAATTTAGCACGTGTAAGTTTTCAGATATATATTAGACAAAGAGACAAAGATTTACCTTGTATTAGCTGTAATAAGTCCGATGCTAAGTGGGATGCTGGTCATTATTTGAAAGCTGAAATATATACTAAACTAATATTTAACGAACTTAATTGCCACAAACAATGTTCTTATTGCAACCTACAATTAGCTGGTAATCTTATCGAATATCGCAAAGGTTTAGTAAAGAAAATAGGAATAAATAAAGTACAGGAACTTGAAGATATGGCTGATTCGTCACGATCTTATAAATTTACCAAAGATGAATTAATTACTTTAGCAAAAAATTATAAACTAAAAATAAAAAAATAATGAGAAATGAATTTGTAACTAAATTAATTAAATCGTATTTGATTAAGTTCCCGAAGCTACCATCTATGACATTGGCACGTTTAATCTATAAAGATAACGACAAACAATTTAAAGATATTGAAGAAGTAAGGAGTTCGATAAGATATTATCGAGGTAAAAAAGGAGAAGCAGCTAAAAAAAATTTAGCAACCTTTGAGTTCTTAGATCAAAACATTGAATTTGTAATGCCTGAATCTTATGCCGAAACTTTTGAACCTTACGAAATAAGTCAGTCAAGAACGTTAATTATTTCAGATTTGCATATACCTTATCAAGATAACGATTCAATTCAAAAAGCAATTAATTATGGTAAAGAGAAAAAAGTAAATTGTATTTTAATCAATGGGGATGTTTTAGACTTTGCTGGTATAAGCCGACATGAGAAGGACTGGAGACAAAGACAAGTTCATCAAGAGTTTGAAGCTGCACGTATATTTTTGAGTTCGCTACGTGAACACTTCCCAAAAGCTAAAATAGTTTTTAAGTTAGGCAATCACGATGAACGCTGGGAGAAATGGTTGTTTTTAAAAGCACCCGAAATATTTGATGATCCTGAGTTTAAATTAGAAAGTAGGTTAAAATTAGGCGAGTTAAAGATTGATATTGTAAAAGAAAAAAGACCTATTCGTATTGGTAAATTAACTGTATTACATGGACATGAATTATTTGGTGGAAGTGGTGGAGTTAATCCAGCTAGGGGAACGTTTTTAAAAACTTTAGAGAATGTAGTTGTTGGTCACTATCACAAAACATCAAGTAATACTGAAGCTTCAATGTATGGAGATGTATTTAGCGTTCACTCTGTTGGTTGTTTGTGTGGTAAAACTCCTTACTATATGCCAATAAACAAATGGAATACAGGCTTCGCCTATTGCGAATTAGAAATTAAAACAGGCAATTATACTTTTTACAATCTAAAAATTATTAACGGAAAAATATATTAAAACCTAATTTTAACACAACATTAAAACCTAATTTAAACACTAACTTATGACAGGATTAAGACACGCCCTCAAAGAATACTTTATGGTTCATCAGATAGCTGGAAGTAACCCGATATTGGCATTCGATAACTTAAAACAACAATATGTTGTATTTTGGTACTTCAAAAAAAATACTATTATTAATTTAGGTTATGAAATAATTTTATAGTATATTTGCAATAGTTATGGTTTGTGCGAACCTTTTAATAACTACTTATTTAGCCTATTGCTGGCGGAGCGCACACTCCAAAAGCATTAGGCTTTTTTAATTTAACGGTTATTGATTCTCCTAAAATCATTATTATTATGGAAAAAACAAAATTAGTATTTTGCTCATCTGATATTTCAGATTATGATAGTGAAATGGTCGCTTATGTAAATCAACACAATGAAATTTATATTAGCATTTCAGACAACCAGGAGTATTTAAACAATCAATTTATTGCTTTAGATTTATTAACTGCCATTAAATTTGTTAAGCATTTAAAAAAAGAAATTGCATTTATTAAAGGAATGGAGGTTGATAATGTCTAAACTAGGTTATACTTGGTATCCAAAGGACTGGGGCAATTCAGATAGTGTTTTTGAATTATCTTTAAGTGAACGTGGATTATATAGAGAATTTATTGATTTCGCAATGTTAAATGATAATAAAACTGAACTTAAAAAAGATGTTTGGGTTCGTAAATTTTCAGTTTCGATGAATGAATTAAATTTGATTTTAGATAAATTATTACAATTAAATCTTATTGAAATTAACGAAAATATATTATTTATTCCTAGCTGCGAAAATAGATTGAATTTATCTCGTGGAGGTAAGAAAGGCAAGCCAACCAGGGAAAGTATTAATAACCTAAATAATCAAAATAAAAAACCTATATCGGAACCTATGTCGGAACCTACCTCGGAACCTACCTCGGAACAAAGAGAAATAGAAAGTGAAATAGAAAGAGAAAGAGAAAGAGAAATAGAAAGTAAAAAGGAAATAAATATAAAAGATATTAAACTTTATTTTTTTGAAAATGGCTACTCTGAATCTTCTGCTAAAAAGTTTTATGATTATTATTCAATTTCTAAATGGAGGGATGCTAAAGGTAACAAAGTTAAAAATTGGAAGCAGAAAGCACAAGCTGTTTGGTTTAAACCTGAAAACGAAATAAAAGATTCAACTAAAATTAAAATGGTTTACTAATGGAAATCAAAGTAATTAACCTGGCAGACCGTAGCGAATATGTCATACAAGCTAACAAATTAGGAGAAAATATAATGCTTTGCCCTGTTTGTTCTCACCAAAGAAAAAAGAAAACTGATAAATGTTTTAGCTTCAATCTTACAAAAAATGCTGGAAGGTGCAACCATTGTCAAGTTGTTTTAGTAGAAAAAAAAGATAAATTTGAGAAACGTACACAAATTGAATATAAACGACCTTTATTTAAAAGTGGCACTAACTATTCACTTGATGCTCAAAAGTTCTTCACAGCCCGTAAAATTAGCGAAAAAACACTATTAGACTTTAAAGTTTCTGAAGGAATTGAATGGATGCCAAAAAATAAGGCAGAAATTAACACTATTCAATTTAATTATTTTCGTAATGGAGAATTAATAAATATTAAATATCGGGGCAAAAGTAAAGATTTTAAATTATTTAAAGATGCTGAATTGATATTTTATAATTTAGATTGCACCATTGATAATGAAACTATTATAATTGTTGAGGGTGAAATGGATTGTTTAACAATGGCTGAATCGGGTTATAAAAATTGTATTTCAGTACCCAATGGAGCCGGAACTGGTAAAATTAATTTTCAATATTTAGATAATTGCATAGAATCATTCTCTGATAAAACACAATTTGTTCTCGCATTAGATAACGATGGACCAGGTATAAATTTACAAAATGAATTAGCTCGAAGATTAGGATTTGAAAACTGCACTTATGTTAGGTTTAAAGATTGTAAAGATGCTAATGAATGTTTAATTAAATATGGTATTCAAGGCATAATTGAAGCCATGTCAGAACGTAAAGAATTCCCGATTGAAGGTGTTTTTAATGCAAATGATATTACTGATGACATTTATAATTATTATAATAATGGTTTACCTAAAGGTGATGGTATTGGAATGGCTGAATTTGATATGTTTGTTAAATTTCAACCTGGATACTTAACTACAATTACAGGTATACCTGGTCATGGTAAATCTGAATTTTTGGACTTTATCCTAACAAGATTGAATATTAGTCATAATTGGAAGATAGCTTTATATTCTCCCGAAAACCATCCACTTGAATTACATTTTAGTAAGTTTGCTGAAAAAATAAGTGGTAAAGCATTTGAGGGATTTAATAGAATATCAAGTGATGAATTAAAACAAATGATTGATTATCATGCTAATAACTTTTATTTTATTAATCCTTCAGAAAACTTTGAATTAGAAAGTATCTTAGCAGCTGTAAAAAGTTTAGTAAGGAAAAAAGGAATTAAAGCATTTGTAATTGATGCCTGGAATAAATTAGATCATAAATATAATGGTAACGAAACTAAATATATAAGTGAGCAACTAGATAAGATAGTTATGTTTTGTGAAAAAAATAAAGTACATTGTTTTTTAGTGGCCCATCCAACAAAAATAACTAAGGATAAAAATACAGGATTATTTGAGATTCCAAATTTATATTCGATAAGTGGTTCTGCTAATTTTTATAACAAGACATCAAATGGTATAACTGTTTATCGTAACTTTGAAACAAATCTAACTGAAGTTTATATACAAAAGGTTAAATTTAAACATTGGGGCCAAACTGGATGCTGCATATTTTCTTGGGATCGTATTAATGGAAGATATTATAAAGGGATGCCAAATTATGATAATTGGATTAAATTAAATAAAACTGAAAATAACGAAGAATTTTTAAATCAAGGAATAGTTATAAACAAAGATGAAGCACCTTTTTAATTATGAAAGCATTAAAGGAAGGTAATAAAATAATAACCATAACTTGTAAATGTGGCTCTAATGATTTTTATCGAGATGAATACGAAGCTACTATTTGTAAAACTTATTTAGAAGGTTATTTTAATTGTTCAAATTGTAGTAATATAATATCCTATACTGATGATAATTTTTTTATTAATGAGTACGTTCAAACTAAATTATTTTAAATTTATAATATGAATAAGAAAATTAAAGTTAAATATTTAAAATTAGGCAGAGAGAATATTTGGGGCCTGGCTCATTGCGGACTTAATCTTATCGAACTAGATGTTAGATTGAAAGGTAAAAAGCACCTGGAGATATTAACTCACGAAAGTTTACACATACTTTTACCCGAACTGGAAGAAGATGACATTGTAAAGCTTAGCGTAATATTAACTAAAACTTTATGGTCGGAAGGATATAGAAAAATAGATAATAACAATGATATGCAATTACAAGATGGAAGTAAGTAGTATATTATCCACAAAAACAACCTTAATGTAGAAACTAACCAACAAATAAAATATGAATTACGAAAAATTTAAACAAATTATTGATTTGCAAGTAGCTCACAATAATAGAGTAGATGAACTTTACAAATTAAAAATTGATATAGTAGAGTTCTTTGATGAACTTAATCGGGCAAATGAATTGCTTTGGACTGAAGTATTAACCGAAAATGGAGATTATCATTTATGTTATTATCTATACGAAATGAATGGTATTAATGGCACTCCCGATCTAAACGAAGAATATAAAGACACAAAGGAACTGTAT